ACGCTGTACACGGCGACGCCAGCCAGGATTAGGCGGCGGGATTTCACTTTATGCTTCTCCAGATGGTCAGACGTTGGCCGTGGCCGTGTTCGTCTGTGCGGGTGCTCTTGCGGGTGCGATCGGTGGCGCGGATCAGGTTCAGGCGCGCGGCGGCGTTCAGGGCCGCGCCGAGTCCCTTCGTCACGGGGAAGCCGGCGGGGAGCCGGTCCCACACGTCGTCCGCGGTGAACTCGGGGAGGAAGTAGGCACAGCCGCGGATCGCGTCGGCGACGAGCGCCTTCTGTTCCGGCGTCCATTTCTGGGCCGCTTTCGCGGAGCCTTCCATTCCGCGCTCGAACGGCGTCAGCGTCGGAGCCGGCTCAGGTTCGCGGGTCCGGCGGATCGAAGGGTGACGCTCGAGCGTCGCGTCGATCTCGGCGTCCGTTGGGAACAGCTCAAAGAGGCGAGGCTGTTCTTCCTCGAGAACGGTAAACAGGTCACTCATGGCGGACATTTGTCCCTCCTATGTTTCGTCGGGGCTGTCGGCCTTCTGGCCGACGTCTGGAACAGTACCGACTCGCTTCGGGAATGTCCAGAACCTATTCGGCGGGGATTTCGGCGAGGAGCTTTTCGAAGACGCCCTGGACCCATTCCACAGAGTCCGCCGCGAACGGGCAGAGCTCGACGTGGATCCAGTCCGCCCACGCCTGGCCGCCGCCGGAGATCGCTCCAGGTTTCGCGTTCTGCCAGGTTCCACGGTCACAGCGCCAGGTGCGGCCGCCGCCGAGTCCCTTCGGATACGAGTAATCGACGATCAGCTCGACGCCGAGCTCGTCGGCGTTCTTCACGAGGAAGTCGAGCCAGGTCTGGACGTAGGTCCGGCTCGAGCCTGGGAACCTGGGCGTCTTACGGAATGAGAGATCGACGGCGCGGCCGGTTGCGTGGATTGAGAGCGTCGACTTTCCTCGAGCGTTCCGGATTGCGAGCGTTCCGTTATTCCACAGCTTCCCGCCGGTCAGGTATTGGACGAGCGCGGCGAAGTGTTCCGTCCCTGGCCGTTTCCGTTTCGCGATTCCGTCTTTCGCGCCTGTGTACGGTCTGCTCATTTCGTTTTCTCCTTCGGTCCGATAATGGGCGGCGACGGGGTTCCGGATCGCGCCTGGATTCCGTTCCCGATTCCATAGAACACGATCGCGGTAATGATCGGAAGTCCGGCCTCTGTGGTGATGCGGCCGAGCGCGAGAAGGAGCGTCACACAGCACAGCGCGACGAGCAGGATCAGAGCCTTAGGCGGGTTTACGCTCATCTCAGTATTCCGCATTGGCGACCCAATGGACGCCACACTCGTCATTTGCGGCCGCGAGAACGACCAAGTTATAGATCACGAAAGAGCTATCGGAGATGTTGCCAGCCGTCGCGGCACGATTTCCGAAACCGTACTCGAATAGGAAACCTGCTGAGCCGTCCGCTACTGAGTAGATGGTAACGCTCGGAATGATCCGTTTCGTGACCTTCATGTAGCACATCATAAACGTCTTGCCTGAGGCCGTCGTAAACGCGCACGTCGCCGTAGCTCCGACGGCGCTCGCTGTGCCGATCGCGGTCGCGTAAGGATAACTTTTTTCATAGTAACGCTGGCACAGCATGAGCTCGACGCCTGGCGGCCGACGCTCGAATGGTGTCGCGCGTGTTCCGCGTTCCATTTGGACGCCCCAGAACTCGATCGTCGAGTTCTGGATTCCGAGCGTTTGCGTTCGTGCGTTAAACGTCGATCCGGCAGACGTCCATAGTCTGAGCACGAGAACGTCGGCGGACGTTCCGAGCGTCTTCCCGCTTAGGTTAGGGAGCGTTACGCTCACCTGATAGCGCGTCCAGTTTGTCGACAGTAGTACTTTGCCGACGAACGTATTCACGTCGGCGCTCGGACTTCCTCCGGTTCCGAAACCTTGGGTGAGCTCAACAGCTACCGACGGCGCTCCGGATCCTGCTCGAGCCCAGAACGAAACGGTGATCTGTGCGCCGGCGAACGTGCGGACGCTTTCTACGTTCTGCTGGAGAATCGAGTAATCGCCGGCGGCTGATTGGCCGGAGGTGACTAGGCGCGCGTAGTTCGTCGCCTCGTAACCTAACGCGGCCGGCAATCCCACGGTGAACGCCTGGGTGCTGTAGGTCGTCGTTCCGCCGCTCTTTAACAGTTGCCAGCGATCATGTCCATAGACGCCGCTGGTCGTCGTCGAGCTGAAAACGCGCTGATTCACGGAAAAGTCACCGTTAATGATTGCGTTCCGGAGGCCGCCAATCCCGTTAGTCCCCAGGAGCGAGTCGAAGCCATTCGCGATCGTCCCCATCGCGGTAGCGCCGTCCTTCACATAGTCATTTCCGCTCGGATAGGCGATCTGAAAGTTCGTCGTGTTCGGCATTAGCTAATCCATTCTGTAATCATGTCGTCCCACGTTAAAGCAGGATCCACGTCGTCCCATTCCACGGCGGCGGGGACGTCGCTCCACCATTGAGCCGGCCGGAACAGCTCCCAGTCCGCCAGGTAGAACGTGCGCTCCCAGAAGTCGCGGCCGATCGAGTCCGTGATTCCCTGGACGACGTAGCGGGTCGGAAGGCCGGTGTACAGCTCGGGAATGTCGACGACGGTCCCGATCACGGTCTGGTTTATGTATTGGAGCTGTCGGACTGTGCTCAGGGGTGCGAGCGGGATCGTGATAGCGGAGATTTGCCAGCCTGGATTCGTCAGGTTCGCTACCTGACGGTCAGCGATGTTCTGGGCGTTCGTGAGATCGGTCGCGTAAGTCGCCAGGCTCGTTTCGTAGACGCCGAAAGACGCTATGTCGGCCGCGTCCTCGGCGGTGGCGGTTCCGGACGCGTAGTCGACCTGTGCGCGGTTAACTTTCGTCCCGATCGTTTTCGTCATTTGCCAGTCGTTCACGATTTCGTCGCCGGTGATCGTGAACGGCGGAACCGGCCAGGTGGACGGCCGAAAGTAGTTCGCGTCCTTAAAGTAGAGCTGGCCGCCTGGCCCCTCGAACAAGAAGCCGTTCGGAGCTGACGCGGCGACAGTCTGGAGAACAGTTATCCCGCTGGCGTTCGTGAGCGTGGGGACCGTGACGAGCTCGGGGACAGGTCCGAGCTGGCCGACGATTACACCAGGGCCGCCGGCCGCTCCCCAGAGATCATTTAGATAGTTGTTATAAAGGTCCGTAAACACGTCGTCGAACTCTCCGCCGAACGTGGTAATCGAGTCGATCGTTCCGCGGCCGAGCCTTGAGAAGCCGTCCGAAACGGCGGTGATTTGGAGCGTGTCCTTATCGAAAGAAACATCTGTGATTAGTCCGCCGAACAGGCCGAAACCCTGGGCCACATTGTCCACTCGGATTTCATTCCCGAGGCCGAAAGTCGTCGGATCTATGGATCCGATACTCGAGTCATAAACGAAACGGATCGACGCGCGATTAGAGGAAACGCTCGACGTAAAGTCTTGGCGGCCGAAGTTCAGCTGGATTCCCTGGAGAACGTAGTCACGGACGTTCGTAAAGATGAGCGTCGCGGGATCCTTTATCCGGACGTCGACGTTCACAGCGCGGACACGTTCCCGAGTCGAGCCTGGTCCTGGAGGAGGATCCGGCGGATCTGCTGAGCGACAGCTGACGGATCGAGCGCGCCGGTGACGTTAATCGTGATCCCGCCGACGCCGGCGCGCTGAGCGTTACGGCCGGACAGCGGGACCACGGCCTCGGGGCCGGCTTCTCCGATTAGCGCGAGCGTCGGACTGTTTACGATGCCGCCGCGCGCCAGCTTCGGGATAATGTCCGGCGGATCGCCGAAGTTTACGAACGGACCCAGGGAAGCGTCGAGGGCGTTAACGGCGCTTCGGACGGCGCTATTTACTGGGCCGGCGACGAGCGTATTCCAGCCGCCTTTCAGCGCGCCGATAAAAGCGTCCTTTAGTTTCGTCGCGAAGTCTCCCGCCTTGCTGAGAAGCTTCCCGAAGCCGTCGGCGATTCCGTCGATGATCGCGCCGCCGACGTCCTTTCCGGCGTTAAACACGGCGACGACGAGACCGAGGAAGACGCCAGGGATCGCCTTCACGATTTCGAGAATAAAGCTGGCGAGGCCGCTCAGCACCTTAGGCGCAAGCTGGAAAACCCAGCCTATAAGAGCTTCGCCGAGCTTGATCGCCTGCTCCGCGAGCTTCGGGATCGCGTCCGTGACGATCCAGAGCGCGATCGCGCCGAGGAGTTTCCCGAGCTCTTTCAGCATGGGCGCGATCCTGGGCGCGATCCAGTCGACGAGCGCGTTCCCGAGCTCTATCAGCTTGTCGACGAGGAGCGGCAGTCCGGTATCCAAGATCCACGCGCCGAGAGCCGCGAGAAGCTCGCCGAGTTTCTGAATCGCCGGTCGGATCCGCGGTCCTATCCAGTCGATTAACGCCTGGCCGAGCTCGGCCAGTTTCTCGCCGAGTAACGGAAGGCCGGTGTCGATCAGCCAGCGGCCGAGCGACACGAGGAGCTCTTTCACCTTGTCGAGCGCCGGCGGGAGCGCTTTCTTTATTTCGTCGCCGGCGAGCCGGACGACGCCAGCGAAACCTTTCTTTCCGAAGACGTCGGCGACCTTCTCCACTATGGGGATCACACGATCCGAGAGGAAGCTCGCGATTTTTAGCGCGATCGGGAGGAGCGCCGTCCCGATTTCGGCGACGACGTTCTCGAGCGACGCTTTCAGGATTCGCGTCTTATTCGCGAGGCCGTCAGAGGTGCGCGCGAAGTCTCCCTGGGCGTTAGCGGACTGCTGATAGATAGCCGCCTCAGCCGCGAGGATCTTCTGCTGTGCGGTAAGCGCGCCTTTTCCGCTGTAGATCCCGAGCTCGAGCGCTTTCTGTTTCAGCGTCGCGTCGTCGAGGAGGATTCCGTATTTGCGGAGCGGTTCAGCTTCGCCTCGGAGGCCCGCGCCGATCGCCTGGATCGCCTCCTCCGGCGACGTGTTGTTAAAGCTCGCCAGGTCGGACGCTAAAGCTGTGAAGTCATTAGAGAACACAGCCAGGTCGTCGCCGCTCAGGCCGGCGATTTCGCCGAAGGTTCCGAAGACGCCGGCGGCGTCTAGGACGGCCTGCTTCGACTGGCCGAGGCTTTTCGCGGCGCTCGCGGCGAACGCTTCCACGTCGTCAGCACCATTACCGAAGATCACGCCGACTTTCGACTGGGCTTCGGCGAGATTGGACGCGGCGTCTATCGCCTTGTAGCCGCCGATCGCGGCGGCGACGCCGATCCCAGCAACGAGCTTCGCGGCGGCTTTCGCCGCTTCGCCGACTTTCCCGAGCGCGGCGGACGCTTTCCCGCCGAAACCGTCCAGATCGGATTCAGCCTGGCGGACGCCTTTATCGTTCCACGTTGAGACGATCGGTGCTATTACGGCCATTAGCTGAGCTCCCTCGAGACTATCTTCGCATAGTTCGCGAACGATTCCTCGATGCCGCGCTCGATGTCGTCGACGTGTTTCTCGACGATCGGCCAGATGGAACGCGAGGCGCTTCCGTGTTCTTTCGTGAGCTTCGCGATCATGGCGCGACCCTCAGCTGTGCGGCCGCGTGAACGGCGGCCGGCGGTGTCGTAGATGATCGCGGCCAGGTGTCGGGAGCGGACGCGGAGCACAGGCCACGAGTCGACCGGCGAGTTCTTGGGCCGCGATCCTCGGAACTGTAGTTGGACCTTGTAGCGGGCCGAGCTGGGCCGGTAGCCGGTGCGGCCTTTCTTCGACCAGCCAGGGATCGGCGGGCCGGTCGGAAGGCCAGCTTTTATCTCTGTGAGCATGGGCTGGGCGTAGCTCTTTATTTCGTCGGGGACGCGCTTCCGGAGCTCGGGGTCGATCTGTTTCAGAGCGCGAAGCGTCGAGCTCACGTTCTGAATCTCGCCGTCGATCTTTATTCGACTCATCGCCGTTTCGCTCTTTCTTGTAGTACGTCGACGAGGGTCAGCAACATTACGCCGTCCTCGACGAGCTCCCGCGGAGGGATACCTGTTTCCGCGGCCACCTCGGCCACTAGTCGGCCGAGGGAGCCGCGTTGGTAGGGGTTGCGTCGTCTCCGAGAAGGTCGATCGCGGTAACGGTCTGAGCGAACAGATCGAACGTCGGGGGCAGTCCCTCGTGCTTCTTCATTTTCAGGCACTCGAAAGCCATGTACATCATGTCCTCGAGTCCGAGGCCCTCAGAGGAAACCTTCGAGACTTTCGTCTTATAGCGGCGCTCCCAGAGCATGATTACCCAGGGGAGCGCTTTCAGCTCGTGCGTTTCGCCGTTCGCGACGATTCGGAGATTCAGCTCCACGTCAGAAGGTGAACGTCACGTCGCCGTCGACCTGGAACTCGAGATCCATCTCGAGCGCGGCGTCGGCCGCTCCTCCCACGTTCGGATAGGCGGGGACGATGTTGCCGGTGGCGGTTCCGCCGCCCTGGAGCGTGAGCTCGAAAGGGATCGACGTTCCGGCCGCGGCGGCGGTCACCATCGCCTCGGCGAAGCTGGTCGCCTCGCCCCAGTCCTGGAAAGCGCGGACGGTCAGCGCCCAGGTGACGGGCTGAGCCTTCGCGGCGGAGCTCGAAAGCGTGATGTACTGGTCGACGGTCTGACTGGGGGTCAGCGTGACCTCGGCGGTCTGAACGCTCACGTTCACGCTGTTGATTTCCAGCGTGAGCGAGCGTCCGGTCTGGACTACGGCCATTGTGTTTATCTCCTCATGGTGAGTTGGACGGTGAGCTGGTAGCTCGGGAGCTCCTGTCCTCCTGTTGTGTAAACGCCAGGGGAGCCGGAGAGGGTTAGGACTTCGGGAAGCTCGGCGATCTGGTCGGCCAGGTCGAGGAGCTTCTTCGTCGCGTCGCGGTTGCCAGGCGGCGGCGCGACACAGATAACAGGGAACTCACAGACGACCAGGCTCGCGGAGCGGACCGTGATCGTCGGCGGTTCGATTAGGACGGCCGGTGGACGAAGGTTCCGCGGGTCGTCGATTACGGGAACGTCGCCGGCCACCAGATAGGCGGACAGCGCGTCGAGCGCGTCGTTTAGCAGGCCCATTACGCGAACCTGGGCCGGTTACAGCCAAGCTTCGTCAGGATCTGGCCGAGGCCGCCGCCGATCAGCGCCGGCGTCGGGATCGCGTCGAATGATTGGTACGACTCGACGCTTCCGCGTTCGCGGTATTCCTGGGCGGCCTTCATGATCGCGCCGGCTTTCACGGAAGGGTTCGGGACGACGTTCGGAAGATCCGCGTAGCCGCATTTCCTCCGACGGTCGTAGCACCATTCCGCGGCGGACGCTACGGCGACGTCGAGCCAGTCTTCGTCCAGCTGGGACGCCGGATCGACGCCCAGGAAGCCCAGGACGTCTTCGGCGTCGATCCATTGGACGACGACGTTCAGCTGGCCGAGCACGTCGACGCCGGCGTGAGTGTGGTTCCCAGTCGTGAAGGTCACCTCGAGATCCACGTCGTCGACGCCGGTAAGCGTGTGCTGGCCGTCGAATGACTGGCCGACGCCGGCGACGTCGACAAGCTGGCCGACGGCGAGGCCGGCGACGTCGGAGAGGGTGAGGGTATGGACGCCGGCCACGGCGACGGCGTGCGTTACTGTCTTCGTGAGCGCCATACTCTCCTCACCTCCTCCTTGTCGTCAGCGATCGCGGGGGACGATCAGACGATGAACTTCACGAACGCGCCCGAGTCGATGACCAGGCTCGCGAAGTAGCCGCGGACGGCCAGGCGGACGCTGGCGTTCGCCGGCTGGTCGACTCGGACGGTCCCCTTCTGCTGTTCGAACAGCTCGATTCCCTGGGGGTTTCCGACGACCATTGAGCCGGCCGCGAAGCGGTTCGACACGACGAACGTCAGGCCCAGACCGGCCACGGTGAAGGAGCCGGGGTTCATGGTTCCGGCGGCGTTCGACGGGCCGACGCTCGGAAGGATCCGGTCGCCGTTCGCGGCCTTCGCCTTTCCGAGATCTGCCCAGCGGTCCGGCGAGAGGAAGACGTGAGTCGGGAGCTCGTCGGTCGCGTCGGAGATCGTGGCGGCGGCGTCGTACAGCGCGTCCAGGATCTCGTCGCCGTCGGTGAAGTCGGCGATCGTGTCGGTCACGGTCGCGCCGGAGATCAGCGCGGCACAGGCGAGGGTTTCGGTGCGCTTTGCGTAGATCTTCGTCATGTCGCGGAGCACCAGGTTCACCATGGAAGGTTCGGACCAGTCGATCACCTGCTCGCTCAGGTCGATGAAGCCGCCCACGAGCGAGTTATTCACGGTCAGCTTCGAGATCTCGAGCGCCTGGGAAGCCAGGTCGTCGAACTCGGCCGCTTGGACGTCGACGTCGACGTGCTGGGTGATCTTCCGGCGATACCAGACTTCGGCGTTCGGTGCGGCGTACACGCCCACAGCTGAGACGAACGGGCGCGCGGGGCTCAGCGAGTCGTAGACATCGCGAATGAGCGGGTCGGGCAGGATTCCGGGGACGTCGCCGGTTCCGTTCTCGGCGGCCTGGATCATGCCAGGACGGCCGCTGACGACGGCGGACAGGTATTCGGCCGCGGTGATCTTCCGCGGTGCGGCCGCGAACAGCGGCGCGCTGGGGACGGTCGCCTCGACGGCGGGGGTTTCGGTGGACATTTCGGTTTCCTCCTCGGAGGGGTTGGGGTTGGGT